GGCGAGAACGACGGGATCACCAGGGCCGAGGTCGGAGCCGTCGTCTTTGACACGGCGAACGCGCTGGTGACCCTGCTCGACACGGGGCACGCCACGAACATGGCCAAGCTGCTCTAAGACACAGTTCTTTGTCATGTCATCACCCGTCGTATACACATTCAATGGGCCGATACCGTGGCCGAAGCCACCAACGGCCGATTCGCCGCTCCGTCAGGCGATCTCGTACACGCTCCGCACCGACACCGCGATTGTCGCCCTGGTTTCGACCCGGATCTACCCCAACTCCGTGCCGCAGACGGCCGCGCTCCCGGCGCTCACCTACCAGATCATCTCGATCTATCGCGGACACCATTTGACCGCCACCGACGGGGTCAATTCGGCCCGGGTGCGGTTCGTCGTCTGCACCAAAAACGTGATCGACGGAGAGGCGATCGCGGAGGCCGTGCGGCAGCGGTTCGACGGCTACCGCGGCACGCTGAGCACCTCGTCAGGCGGTAGCGTGGTCGTGATCGAAACGCTCGCGATGGACGAGTCCGACGGATACACCGAGCCGCAGGACGGCACGGGGCGGCCGTTCAATTTCACCCTTCTTGATTACCTCATCCGTTACCGCGAACCCCGTCCCACCTACGGGAGTTAAACATGGCTGCTGAAATCGTCAATCCCGCACGCGGGACGGTGCTCCAAATCGGGTCGCCGTACTCGGCTCCGTCGTACTCCTCGATCGCTCAGATCGTGTCGCTCGATGGCCCGTCCCGCGAGATCGGAACCCGCGAGACCACGATCCTGACCAGCACATCCAAGACCTACGCGCCGACGATCTTCGATGGCGGCGAGGTCACCGGAAAGCTGCTCTACGACCCCACCGGCAGCACGCACAGCACGCTCGAAACGATCATGGCGGGCAGTGGTTCGCTGCTGAAGTGGAAGGTCATCTTCAACGACTCCGCCAGCACGTCGAAGACGTTCGATGGCATCTTCACGCAGTTTCAGCCGACCGGGATCGAGGTTGAGGCCAACCTCGAGGCCGACTTCACCATCAAGGTCTCCGGAGCCATCACGTGAGCTTGACCCGCGAGCAGATCCTGGGTCGCGTCAAGGGCATCGCGCCGCCCCGAGAGTCGGTCGAGATCCCGGCTCTCGGTGGGAGTATCACTCTGCGCGGCATGACGACCGGCGAGGCAGAGCGGTTCAGCGATCTTCACGTCAAGATGCAGTCGCGTGACTTCACGGCCCGCCTGATCGTCGCCACGGCCTGCGATGACGAAGGTCAGCCGCTGTTCACCGCCGATGATATCCCGGCCCTGTCGTCGCTGCCCCAGGGGACGTTCGACGCAGCCGTGAAGGTCGCCACGCGGCTTTGCGGCTTCGACAAGGGGCAGGTTGAGGACGACCGAAAAAACTCCGAGAGCGGCCCGAGTACCGGCTTGCCATCCGGCTCTCGCTGATCTTCGGCCGCCCCTATGAGGAGTTGATCGAGACGTTGTCGAACCGCGATTTGACGCGGTACATCGCATTCGAGGCCGAGTACGGGATTCCCGACGGCTACTTCGTTGGCGGGCTCCTGGCGCGATGCCTTGCGAATCTCGGCGGCAACAAGACCGCGGTCCCCTCTGACTTCGTGCCTTACCTCAAGTCGTCGAGCCGCTACCAGACTGGCGACGAAATGCTCGCCATGTTCAACGCGCGGATGAAATAGCGTGTACAAGACCGGCGAGGCCGCTCGCTCGCTCGACCTGCTGACCGAGCAGGCGCGCAAGGCGACGGACGTTTTCAAGTCGATGCGTGATGCCGCCGACCAGTTCGCCGAGGCGGCGACGGCGGCGTCCAGCGTCAAACCTCCGCGCGGCTCCGAGGTGACCGTCACCCCCGAGGTGGACGGCTCGGCCGCGATCGAGAGCGCTGCGCACATCGCCAGCCGCACGCAGGATGCCGTGGCGTCGGCCGTGGCGTCGTTCGCGCCGATGTTTGACTCGCTGGCCAAGGAGCTGGACCGCGTCGGTGGCACGGTCGTCACGATGGCCCGACGTATCGACTCGGCGATGAAAGACCCGGGGCTCAACCGGCGGCTCAACGCCCTGGCTCAGAGCTTCTTTAACGTCGGTAAGGGATCAGCCCGCGCAATGGCCCTGATCGTCCAGGGTGGCGTATCGGCCACAATGGCGGTTTCTCGGCTCAACGGCGGTCTTGCCGTGCTCACGGCCACCGGTGCCACGCTCGGCGCGGCCGTCGCTTCCCGGTTCCTCGCGATCGTAGGCGCGGCGGGCGTCGCTGCGGGATCGGTGGTCAAGCTGGGCCAGGCGATCCATAACTTCCGCAGCGAACTCGGCGCGATCGGCGACCCGGCGAAGCGGCTCTTCACCCAACTTTTCCACATCGGCACGCTGGGGGTGTTCCGTCGGGTGGGCAGCGAGGCGAGCGCGGCCGGCAAGGCGATCGGCCGGGTTGGATCGACCGCGCGTTCGGTGGCTCGTGACATCCTGGCTGCGTTTGGTGTGGTCGGGCTCGTCTACAAGTTCAGCGAGGGGATCAAGTCGGCTGTCGGCAACGCCACGGCCCTCGAAGAGACGCTCAACAAGACCCGCGAGACGTTCGGCGGTCAGGCCCAGTCCGTCATCGGCAATGCCGAGAAAATGGCCGACGCCTACAAGTTGCCGAAGAACGCCATCCTTGATGCGGCGTCGTCGTTCGGCCTGATCGGCAAGGGCGCCGGCATGTCCGAGCAGGCTGCCGCCGGCATGTCGAACACGCTGGCCAACCTCGCGGCCGATGCGGCGTCGTTTTACAACGTCCCGCTGACCGAGGCCCTGGAGAAGATCCGCAGCGGGCTCGTGGGCGAGTCAGAGCCGCTTCGCGCGTTCGGTGTCCTGCTCTCCGAAAACGCGGTCAAGGCTCGCGCCATGCAGATGGGCCTTGCGGGCAACGGCAAGGAGCTGAGCGAGTCGGCCAAGGTTGCGGCCCGCGCGGCGATCATTCAGGAAGGGCTGGCCACAGCGCAGGGCGACCTCGCACGAACGTCGACTTCGGCCGCGAATCAGTTCCGCATGGCCGGCGGCGGGCTCGAGAATTTCTCGACGGCGATCGGTCAGGTGCTGCTTCCCGCGATCCAGTCCGGGATCAAGGCATTCAATGAACTGCTTGCATCGGTCGTCGAGGTCTTCGAGTCGAACCGCCCTCTGATTGACGGCTGGGCAAACCACCTGAAGGCCGCGATGGACGCCGTCGGGTTCGTCGTCCGTAACTTCGGGACGATCTGGCAGATTGCCCAGCTTCGGATTACTGAGTCGCTCGCCAACGTGCTCGCGGTGGTCGACACTCTGCCTGAGAACTTCACGAGGATCGCGTCGTACATCGGCCGCAACTGGTATCAGATCATCGTCGATGGGCTCAATGCGACCGCGACGGCGTTCCAGAACTTTGGCGAAAACGCGGCACGGTTCGGCATGGCGATCTGGGAGGCGATCCAGGGCAACGGCTTCGACTTCGAGTGGAAGCCGCTGCTGGACGGCTTTCAGGCCACGGCTGAGGCGTTGCCGAAGCTGCTCGAACCTGTCTGGGTCAGCGTCCAGGACGAGATTGACAAACTGGGCCAGGCGATTGCCAACAAGGAACTGGCCCGCGCCAAGAACGTCGCCAGCGTGGTCGCCCGCAACCGCCCTGGCATTGCCCCGCCTGCGGAGAAACTGGCCGGCAAGCAAGGACCGAGCCTGGCCGGTATCGCGGATATCAATTCCCGCGAGGCGTATTCAGCGGTCGCGTCGCTGCGTGCCGGTGGCGGCGGCAAGGCAGCCGACCAGACGGCGCGAAACACAAGCAACCTGGTCGAGACCAGCAAGAAGCAACTCGAAGTGCTCGGCAAGATCGCCACGCAGGCCGCGACCGGCTCACCTCTTCCGGTGTTCACCTTCTAATGGCTGTCGTGTCCGCCAATGAGATCCGCGGGCGCAAGGTCAGCCGCAACGCGCTCTGGCAGCGGTTCTACACCCGCCGATTCCGGATCATCACGGACGACCCGGCGACTGACGGGGCCACAGTGATGGCCGCCGCCGGCCTGCCCGCCATCGGTAACACCTACAGCGCCAACGGGGTCGACGACTACGGCGCGTTCGTCAACTCGATCGTCATCGACGAGGAGGGCGAGGACGGCAAGAGCTGGATCGCCACGGTCGAGTATGGGCCGTACGACGCCAACACGTTCCCCGGCAGTCCGATGGACTGGCCGCTCCGGCTGCGGTTTACCACCAACAAGCTGGAGCGGGTCATCTGGGCCGATCGCAACGGCAACGCGATCCTCAACTCGGCCTACGATCCGTTCAAGGATCCCATCACGATCGACGATTCGCGGACGATCATCACGGCCACCCGCAACGAGCTGATCAGCTCCTTCGATCTGACGCTGGCCGATTCCTACAAGGACAAAATCAACGCATCGACATGGAACGGGTTTGCCGCTGAGACCGTGAAATGCTCGAACATCGAGACGAGCGACCCGCAGCTCTACACGACCAGCGTCACGATCCCTGGGGCAATCTACTACTACGCGGTCACGTACACCTTCGAGATCAACCGCGACACCTGGGCGCGAGAGATCCTCGATCAGGGCTTCACCAAGCTCGACGGCTCGACCCCCAAGAAGCGGCTGCAGATCACCGACAAGTACGGCCAGCCGATCACCGAGGCGGTTCCGCTCGACGGCTCGGGAGGCGAGTTGGCGACCAACGGAACCCCCGTGTTCCTGACGAAGGACGTGTATCCCACCGCCGATTTCAGCGTCTTCAACATGGACTTCGCCACGGCACTCGGGCGCTCATGAGCAAGCCTGTCCCGGATACCCCGCTGCCGATTCCGACCGGCGCGGTGGCCCTCTCTCGTTCGGCCGCGGCACGGATCGCAGCGGCAACCCGCAAGATCGAAGGATTTCCCACGATCGGCGGACCCGGTTTCCCGATCGGCGGCCGGCACGCTCTCATCCCCACCTCGCTCGCCAAGTCCACCGGCATCATCTCGGCCCGGTCGGGCACCACGGTGGGCAGCGGCAACGCGGATCTCTGGTATCTGCCGGACGGCTCGACCACGCTCACGGCCGGTCCGACCAGCATCACCGCGTACAACCTGCTCAACAAGCAGATCGCGAGCGGCAGCTACCTTGTCGTCGTCTGGCTCTCCGGCCGATGGCTGGTCGTGGCCGTGGGCGACTGCACCAACCTGAGCTAACCGCGTGCTGCTGCTTTGCAATGACTGCTGTACCCCAAGCTGCACGCTGGAAGTGCGGCTT